CTGGGTCGTGTACGGGGAATCTTCAGTACCAATCGGCACGCAGATCAGACTCAGCGTAGCCGTCCCTGCCACGGTAGCGGCAGTTGCGGTAGTGAAGGTCACTTGGCGGTCTGCAGTTGCAACCACTTGAGTCGGCGTAGCCAACTTAACGAAGGTGTCAGCCGTATTCGCGGTGGTTGCGGCGCAAATGTCGCCATCAGTCGCCAGGGAGAACTTAAAGGTACAAGTCCCTTGAGCAGCTCCAGGATTGAAGGCACCGGAAAGGATCATGGTGTTCTTCGGAATCGTGAAGTTGGTCAGATTGGCAGTACCCGCAGTTGCTCCATCTTCGACGGGGAAAGTAACAGTGCGAACATAAACACCGTTCATGTCGCGAGTCAGATCCGCAGCAGCGGTCTTGACGTTTGTGATTGATTGAGCGGAAACAGCAGCCATTTTCTTTTCTCCTTATAAGTAGGTTGAGAACGTCAATTAAGCGTTCTTGATCCAGTCAACGCCGATCAGCGCGGGCTTGATGATGTTGAAGCCGTAGACCTGGAGCCCCTGCATCATTTTGCCGAAGGAGAACGGATTGTCGATGATCCGGCTCTCTGTGATCTGCGTGGCGAAAGTACATGCGTACTTATGGCCGAAAATGACTGCACTTGGGTCAGTCACAGCTTCCGTTGAGGAAGGCAGATTGTTCGAGAACATGACATCGAACCGGTCAATCTTCGGGATGCTGCCGGACAGCAGGTTCGCGCTGTTCTGACCGGTTGCGTAGGCAAGACCGAAGTTGTTGCTTGCCATCGACTTCAGGATGCTACCGGCCCAGGTGGGCAGGATCACGAACCGGCCATCTTCCGGACAGTTATTCTCGTCCAGGTAGCGACCGTACTTCAGGATCAGCGCGGTCAACTCGTCGCCGGTGTTGGCCGACGTTGAACTGTCCGACTGACCCAGGGCAATCGTGCTGCCCTTGGTGGTCGTGCCACCGTTGACAACCGCGCCTTTGGCCGTGGTGTACTCGTCCATCGTCGGGCCGGAAGTCGTGGTGTATCCGGTGACGGTGGTAGCGGCGTTGCCTTCGGCTACTGCTCCGGCAGCTGCCAGGGTGATCAGGCCGTTCAAGTCAACGACTTGACGCATCTGCTCGGCAGCGTCGTTGCCCCACTCGTTCATCAGATCGATGTCGGTCTGGAATTCATCAACGCGGTCGATTGCGAAGCTGAAACCCTCGCCCTGGTCGATCTTCAGGGTGACGTAGGGGCTTTCCGGATTCTGCACCGGCAGGACCATGCCCTTCTTGTAACGGAAGGTGTCAATGGTCGGGCGAGTACGAATGTAGACGGTATCACCTTGCTCCTTTATGTCTCCCTCGTAATCGGTATTACTGATCTTCGAGAAGACGGTTTTCGGATAGAACTTCTTGATAAGCAGCGCGGAATATACCGCAGGGATGTATTGCGAAGAACTCCCTGTTGAATAGTCAGGTGCGCCTGGGGAAACAGGATAAACAGCCATGGTTTTTCTCCTTGAGTCTAAGCTCGGTTAATTTCGCATTCGGTTCTCAGCCGGAGCCCGAAGGAGATCATCCCAGAGTTTTTGCGATTCTTCTTGAGGAATCTTCCCCTGTTGATCTTTCCTTTGAAACTCGGCCATCGATTCTTTTGTCCAGATAATCGGCTCGTCGCCTTCCGGTTCCGGTGTGGCCGGTTGCTTTCGACGGGGTTGAATCCGCGCTTCTTCGCTCGGATCTTTCTTCTTCTCCGTCTTCTGCTCTTCATTCGGCTCGGGATCCGGATCAGCGGCGGCCTGAACCTGGCCGGACTGATTCAGATATTCGTTAAACACCATCACGATCCGCTCGGAATCCCACCGTTGATTGGCGAGATTTGCGACTTCGCGATAGGTAAACATGCCACTCGGATGCTTCGTGTCAAGGAACTTGAGGAACTCGGGATCCTTACCGGACCAGAGATCCCTCCAATCACCTTCCCAACCTTCGGCCATTCCCTGATCGATCTCATCCATGAAATTCGACTGAGCAACTTCAAACTTCTCAGTCTCGGAAGTTTCGAGCCTTTCCTGAATCGGAGCAAGCTGTTGGCCCTGGAACCGTTTGAATTTCGCCTCAGTGAGCCGGTCCATCGCACGCAGGATGTCTTCGTCGAACTCTTCAGAAAGCTCGGCATAAACAGTCTCGTACTCGTCAGGTGTCGGCTCTTCCTTCGGCGTTTCTTTCTCGGCTTGCAGATCGCCAAACTGCTTGAATACCTTTTCCTTGAACTCCCGAATCTCCTGATGGAGCCTCGGGACTTCCGCGTTGTACTTACCCTGGAGGGTTTCGTACCTTTTGCGATAGGACTCTTCATCTGGGTCAGGCTCCGGATCTTCTGTTTCGAGAACCTCTTCAGGCTCGTCGGCAGCGGGATCCTCTTCTTCCGGTTCTTCCTCGACTTCTTCAGCAACCTCCTCGACTTCCTCCGGATCCTCTGAGTGCTCGGATGCACCAAGTTTACCCATGAATTCTTCGGCAGCGTCGGCGTTGTCTTGAACCTGTTTCGGAAGCTTAAACTCGTCAGCCATGGTCTGTTCCTTTCCTCGGGGCCGTCTTCGCGGTAGCCCTGGACTAGGGTTGTGTGCGCCTATTTCAGGTGAGCACGTTATCGGTTAAAGTAAATCAAACCCTGGAGCGATAGAGGGCAACGCGGGGCCACGACCGGATACGGTCCCTGGGATCCCCATTACTCCTCCACGCTTCAGAAACTCTGCTTTTGTCTGCGGTGCTCGGAGATTCGGACCTTTCATCCCAGGCTTCGGAGCTTGCCCTTGAGCAACTCGCGCAGCATGAGAAGGCCGAACCAACTTAGCAACCTGACCAGGCATAACCCGACCAAGCTGTGTCAGTGGTGTTGAGCTAAGTGTCATCATACGAAACTCCCGTCATCTTCTTCCATCGCTTGTTCAGCGTCGGTTTTTACTCGTTCTTTGTCGCAGTTTGCAAAAATCTTGAGCAGGTTGTCAACACATATCCCATATCCTTTATGAATATCATTCATATGGGATGCGCTATTCAGGAACGCTTTGTGGTTGTCTGAGGCCAGAGTTTCGAGGTAGGCGACCCAATCTTCGCCGTCCGGTCCTGCCTTCAGACGCTTGAACATCAACGCAACTTTTTCGTTGATTTCATTCATTGAACAACTCCTGGTTTTCCTCCGTCAGGCAGGGTGGCCCTTGGAGTCTGCGGGGCTCCACCACCGTTAGGGACTTGACCTAAAGCTTGCATCGGGTCCACACCGGCCTGTGCCATGAGCATCTGATCGAGCATCGCGGAAATGTCGACCTCTCCGGTGAGTCGCTTCTCGTCCGGCAGCTTGATGTCGTTGGCCTTGGCAAGCTGCTGAAGGATCGCGCCGATATTCTGTTGGCCGAGGATCTGTTGGTACGTCGGGTTGGAGATCACCTGGAGGTACTCGACCTTGCGCTGTGCGGCTTGCTCCCGGGCAAGCAGTCCGGCAACGCCCTTGGCAATAACTCGTGCATCGCCCTTGCTCTGGTTGTTGCGGGAATACTTCATGTTGAAATCGTAGCACATCTGGATGTACGGGGTGATGATGTCATCGTCAATGTTGGCTACGACGGCTTTGATGGATCGGGACGCAGCGGCAAGCAGCGAGGTAAACACGGTCGCCGTTCCGGTCGTGACACCGGCCTGGCTCATCCCTTGTGCGTAAGCAGGAACGGTCATCTCATCGAGCAGCTTGCCGAGGAACTGATAAACAATCGTCAACTCCTGGGCGTGCATCTGCGGCTGATAGTATTTCACCGCATCGCCTTCTCCCCGCATCTGAAGAGAGGTTGATTCGATCTGCCGCCACGGATAGATCGGGATCGAAGTCTCGACGCGATCCTTGTCGATCTCGCACATCGGACCCGAGGCGATTGCCACGTTGTTCTGGAGTGCGCGGAGAACGGCGTTCATTGAATCTTCAATCGGAGCACCGAACTCAACCAGGCCGGAGCCGACGATCCATGACGGATTCTTCGCCCAGGAGGACACATGGTAGGGCTTGCGGCCAAGCGGATCCGGATTGATCACGGCCTTGAACACATGCCCGTCGATCATCCAACAATTGGCCTGGTACTGCTTCTCGTCATCAAGCTCCCCTTCGGCTCCCCACTCCTTGAGCATCTTGCCGGACAGCGTTCCCCAGAACTCCATCGCGAGGATCGTCATGTCCTTTTTGCTCTTGAGCACCGCGTCCTCGCGGGAGATCTGATCGTTCTTGACCTGCTTGGTGACTTGTTCGACCTGAGTCTTATCGTCGATCTTGAACCAATCGCGCTTCAGATCTCCGGCAGCGTGCTTCTTCAGGATGTAGCGGATTTCCTCTTCCGAGTAACCGGCCACGCCAATCAGGTCCATCAATGACTGAGGCGACATCTCGTGGACTTCGATTACATCGCCGTCGTTGATATCCGTCATGCCGCGCTCGAACCAGATGTTGAAAGGCGACGGTGAGTAGACATCGTTCACCAATGTCTCGACGGTCTGGATTTCGTAGTCCTGCGCTTCTTCGTTGTAAATCCATTCCTGCTTGGCACGCTTCGAGAGGTTCGGGCCTTTGAGCACGCCGTACTTCAGACGGACAAAGAACCAGAGAAAGTCTTTGAAGGCCGGATTGAACCCGCCTTCCTGTCCCTGGTCCCTGATCTCCTTTGCTGCGACGTTACAGCGAGTCTTCGCCTTGCGCTCGATCCGCTTGACTTCCTTCTCGATCTGTTCGTCGTAGTAGGCTTGCATCATCTTGGCGATTTCAGAGCGGTCGACAACGGCCCCTGAAGCAGTAATCTGCTGCTCCATTTGAATCGCCTTCATCTTCGTCTGCTCCTCGATCTCCTGAATCTTCTCGTCCGGAAGATCAGGCACCGCCGTCGGTTCAATGACCCAGGGTAAATCGTTCTCGCCACGATAGATATCTTCAACCCACGACTGAGCGGATCTGGCTTTCGCCTCAAGCACCGGATTGTAGATCGTAGAGCCCTTAAACGCCTTGATCTTCGTCAGCTTGGTAGGCTCGTATTCACCACGCACTCTACGCATGGAACGAACCATCTCACGACGAACAGGCTTGAACTCCTCTTCGATGGTTGTCCACCGCTTGCGGATGTATTTCGCAACGCCTTTGACGATAGGCTCTTGTGCGGGTTTCCGGATATTCTCGTCGAGAAATTCCAGATCTCCCGCCTGGTCTTCAACCGTGCCTGGAGTATTCTTCTTCATAAGCCCCTCTAGTGGAGGTTTTCAAGCTTGTAGATCGTTTTCAGGTAGCACCCTTCGAGATCATCAAGCAGGTTATTGACGGCAGCGTTCCCACCGGAGATCCGTTGCTTGTTGTCGCAAAACCATTCGGCTTCGGACCTCACATGAGCGATCGGATCGTCCATCGCTGTCGCTGCCGGACAACTCACGCCTTCGAGAAGACCGTACTTCCCCTGAAAGATCTCGACGATATCATCCACCTTGTCGACGATGGCATCGTACAGATCCCCGACAGCCATGTGAGCGGCGAAGGATTTCGTTTTCCAGTGAAAGAAGTGCAGAGCGTTTCGGGTTGCGAAGACGCGGGAGATGAGAGCCTTCATGTTGCTCTCGGGAGAAAGCTCCATGTCGGCAGCGACGTTGGCTTTTTTCAGGTTTTCTTTCAAACTCGACATGGCAGCCCCCTTATGTGTTGACTTGCTGAGTCATGGCAACGCCGATACTGTCTGTCGTTGTCGCGGTTCGCTTGACCTGGTAGACACCTGGCCCCTCAATCATGACCGGATTGCGCGGCTGCGTTGCTCCGGATCCACCGATCTCTACGGCCACGCCCAGATCGTCGTAACATTGAACGAATGTCGTGCCATCATCGTAAGACACGAGCACGCTGAGAATGTCGCCGTTACCGGCAAAACCAAATCCGGTCAGCAAAGCCTTGACTCCAGGCTGCAGCCGGATCACAGCGGTAGCACCATCGGTTCCTGCCGCGATAAGCGTCGTTGTTCCTGCCATAATCGTTCTCCTTATTTTTGGTTAGACACAAGCATCCATGTGATTCCTCATGTTCAGGACTTTGGCTTTTCTCGGATCCTTCGGATACGACCACATGACCGGCTCCGCGTTTATCAGATAACGCAAATCGTCCATGAAATGGTCGTTCTTCTTAACTATCTTCCCTTTTTCGTCCCTATGATACAAGGATAATTCTCTCAGAGTCTTCGTGCAGGACGCGAAAATCTTAAGTCTTCCGGTCTGCATTCTCTCCCAGACCGCGAAAATTCCGGCTTCAACTGCGTTATTTGCAGGATAGACGAATAGACCCGCCCTTCGATATTTAGCGTAAAGTGTCTGTCCATCATCCTGGGATCTTCCTCGGGCTGCGGGATCGATCTGTCCCTTGATCCAATCTCCTCGCGACTTAATGGCCTCCGAATGGATAAGGACCATATTTTCTCCCTCGATCCCTCCCATTCCGTGCTCTGAGTAGATATAAATAATGTCATTGTCGATGTCCCATGCTCCCCAGAGGGCAGCGGTCATATTCCAACCAACGTCAAGAGCGTAGAGCTTCTTGAAGTGGGCAGGGAGCTTGAAATCGTCTACGACCAATTGCTTCGGGTCCATCGGGTAGACAAGCCCTTCACCGACCGTCGGAACACCCTTCGAGCGTGCCTCGCGCAACTGAGGAGGCGTGGCCGCCAACATCTCTTCGCGCATCTCTTTGGTAATATGGGGAACGTCTTCCCAGGCAACGACCTGGACGAATTTCGGATGTTCTACGTCTGTTTCCTGCGAGTTTTCGAGGAACGCCAAAACCAGATCTGTCAGACCCCTCAATGGTGTAAATGTGAGAATCATCAGGCCGTGGGTTGTCATGAGTCGAATCAGGGCTTCAGAGTAAACTTCCATCGGACACTCTTCGTCGACCCAGATGAAATCGACTTCAGCCCCCTGCCAAGCAACCCGTCCCTGCTCGTAAGTCTTGAGCGTGATCGTCGAAACGCCACCAGACGCATGACGCACGCGAATGATTTCTATCGCGTCTGGTACGTTCCGTTTTGTCTT